AAAGATGCCTGATATTGCAAACGGACGCAAAAAAATTTGTGACTTCTTAAAAGAAAACAATATCAAAAAAGCAGCTTTAGCAGCTGCATATGGCATGAGTCGACAAGAAGTTACTAATATTTTAAGTGGTTCAACTCGTGGCCTGAAAGCTAATCAATTTATCTTACGAGTTATTGAAGATTACAAAATTGATTAAAATTTAAAACTATCTCTCAGCTAGTAATTACAGCTCTAGCAAGTTATTATCCTTATTATATTATTTTTACGCGGTTTAATTCATTCATGGTCTCCTATATAAATATCTATCAAAAATTATGTATTTCCTCCAAAAATACATGACATTATTCAGAGACTTGCTAGGGCTATAACTGCTAGTTGAGAGCAGTAGACAATAGAAAGGAGTAGAAGATGAAACCATTTTTTTGACACAAAAAAAGCAACTGACGGCAATCAGTCACTAACAAAAATTAACTTAATTAAATTATAGCATATTTAAAAGGAGCACGCTATGCCAAAGGTCGAAATAACTTATAAGGCTGTCGGTGTTAACGAAGATGCTGAATGGGGCGACTATGATCATCTCATGCAACGTTGGGAAGGCCTTAGCAAATCCGTCGCTAAGCAATGGGCAGCTGAAATGCGTGATCATCCAGATTTCAACAGGTACATTGACAATCCAACACACAAAATTGTTTTCATCAATTATGAAGGTTTTGCACTGTTCGTCAAGTGGAAATCACGCAACAGATATTTATCAAAAAAAGAAACGTTAGCTGAAATGCTTAAGAACATGAAATTAGAAACAGGAGTTTTAACATGACATATTTAATCGTAGCAGTAGCGATTTTAGGATTAACTGAAGTACTTACATTGACTTTACTTAAACGACGTAATGAAGACATTCGCTATTATCGCAGTGAAGATTACAAAAACCACATCTTCACAGAACGAGCACGTAGCAATAGTCAAAAATGGAGTGATGCACATGATGCAGGAAATCATTAATGAAAACACATTTTTGAGAGATGAAAACAGACGTCTAAATAATGAACTGACTAAACATTACTTTGCGACTGTAGCAAAAGCAAATTTATTAGACATCATTATCGAAGAGGGTTACATTTTACAATCGACCCTTGAAAAATGTATTAATCAACTTGATGAAATTGACCAGCTAGAAATTAGAAAGGCAATGGCAAATGGTGACAATCAATAAACTTGAAATCGAAAACGTCAAGCGCATCAAAGCAGTTAAAATTGAACCATCTGCAACTGGTTTAACTGTAATTGGTGGGAATAATAATCAAGGTAAAACAAGTGTTCTGGATAGTATTGCTTGGGCTCTTGGTGGTAACAAATACAAGCCAAGTAAAGCAGAGCGTGAAGGGTCAATGGTATCGCCTACGCTTAAAGTGACACTTTCAAATGGGCTGATTGTGGAACGCAAAGGTAAGAATAGTGCACTTAAAGTAGTTGACCCAAATGGCCAAAAAGCAGGGCAACAGCTGTTAGATAGCTTCGTGGAAGAGTTAGCTATCAATCTTCCTAAATTCATGGACAGCACGCCAAAAGACAAGGCTAACACGCTTTTACAAATCATTGGTGTTGGTGACCAGTTAGCTGAATTGGAGTTGAAAGAAAAGGAAATTTACAACCAGCGTCATGCGATTGGTGTGATTGCTGACCAAAAGGAGAAGTTCGCCAAAGAGCAGCCATACTATCCAGATGCCCCGAAAGAACTGGTTAGTATTTCTGACCTCATCCAACAGCAACAAGCCATTTTAGCTAAGAATGGTGAGAACGCTCGTAAACGTCAAAATGTGACAGTTATTCAACAAAACTATGACTTCAAACAACAAGAAGTTGATGAACTAAAAAAGAAGCTTAGAGTAGCTGAACAGCAATTAGATCAACTAACAGAAGATTTACAAATTGCACAGACTGACGCTATGGATTTGCACGACGAGTCAACAGCTGAAATCGAAGAAAATATTGCACGTATTGACGAAACTAACAGACGTGTTCGTGCTAACCTGGACAAGGATAAAGCAGAAGAAGATGCTAAGCAACAACGCGAACAATACAATCAATTGACTAACGAAATCGAGGCTGTTCGTCAACAGAAAAAAGATTTGTTAACTAACGCAGACTTGCCACTTGAAGGCTTGTCAGTTGATGACGGTAAGCTACTTTATCAAGGGCAAGAGTGGGATAACATGTCTGGTAGTCAACAGCTTATGGTGGCTACTGCGATTGTTCGTAAGCTTAAACCAGAATGTGGTTTTGTTCTGATTGACAAACTAGAACAAATGGACCAAGTCACACTTGAACAGTTCGGCACTTGGTTAGAACAAGAAGGTTTGCAAGCTATTGCCACAAGAGTGTCAACTGGTGAAGAGTGTGCTGTCATTATCGAAGATGGCTATTCAGTCGTCAACGAAACGCATCAAGCACCAGTTACAAAACCAACATTTACAGCAGGAACATTTTAAAAAGGAGAAAAACAATGAAACAAACTGAAACATTTATCGTATTTCGCAGCAAAGAAAAAGGTTATTTTCTAAGCGCGTATAAAAACAATGAAAATGCTCTAGCATTTACAGCTAACTATACCAAAGAAATTAAATCAGCGCTTTCTATTCCTGAAGAGAATTTCAAAGAAGATAAGGAAAAATACGAAGGCTTGTTACAAGCATTTGAAGCAGAACCACTAAAAGTTGAAACTGAATATACACTCACGATACTAGACGGTGAAGAACCAGAAGAAATTAAGGCCGACAATCAAAGCAAGGCTAAAATGCTATTTGATGCGCTTGATGATATTTTTGGGGGTGACGATTAATGCAAATCACAAAAGGAAAACGCGCACGAGCCCAAAAAGTAGTCATCTATGGTCCAGAAGGTATTGGTAAATCAACCTTTGCATCACAATTCCCAGGAGCAGTATTTATTGACACCGAAGGCTCAACCGACAACATGGACGTTTCACGCTTGAATAAACCGTCAAGCTATACCATGCTAAAAAATGAAATTGCATGGGTCAAAGCTAATCCTACTTGCTGCAAGACACTTATTATTGACACAATCGACTGGGCAGAAAGCTTAATAGTAGATGATATCTGCGCACTGCATCAGAAAAAAGGTATTGAAGATTTTGGGTATGGTAACGGTTATGTTTACGTTAAAGAAGAATTAGGACGTTTTTTGAACAGTTTATCAGAACTTGTAGATTTAGGTATCAATATTGTGTTAACTGCACATGCCCAAATTCGTAAGTTTGAACAGCCTGACGAGATGGGATCTTATGACCGTTGGGAACTTAAGCTTGGTAAAAAAACAAGCTCACAAACTGCACCACTCGTTAAAGAATGGGCTGATATGGTTTTGTTTGCAAATTATAAAACAGTCGTAATGACTGCTGATAACAAAAAGAAAAAAGCTACTGGTGGGCAACGTGTTCTATACACGCAACACCACCCAGCTTGGGACGCTAAAAATCGTCATGGTTTACCAGAGGAAATGCCGTTTGACTATGCAGGCATTGCACACATCTTTGCGACACAAGCGCAGTCACAATCAGCGCCAGTGCAGGAACAACCCGCCCATGAATCCGCACATGAGAAACCTGAAAAAGTAGCAGAACAACCATCTGTGCTAGCACCACAGGTTCAACCACAGGCGCAAGAAACGCCACGGCAACCGTCACAAGTACCTGAAAGCTTAACGCAGCCTGCGCCAGAACGTCAACCTTACCAAGAACCTAACTTGGCCTTACCACAAGCACTGCGTGATTTGATGATACAAAATCAAGTCACAGAGCTTGAAGTACAAAAGGCAGTAGCTCAAAAAGGTTACTATCCAGAAAATACACCAGTAGTGATGTATGACCCTGGATTTATCGACGGCGTGCTTATTGGCGCTTGGGAACAAGTCTTTAGCATGATTAAAGACAATCGCATTTTACCATTTTAATAATTAACAGAAAGAGGAATATTAACATGACACAATTTAACAATAACTTTGACCACGAACTTGGATGGGATGATGAAATCGTAACGGACGCGAAAGAATTCGTACAACTCACACCTGGTGATTATCAATTTACAGTAACTAACCTTGAACGTGGACGCCACACGCCGAATCCTCAAAATCCAGGGAAATTGCCAGCTTGCAACAAAGCTACACTTACTCTTCAAATTGAAACAGCAGAAGGTATTGCACAATTAACACACAACTTATTCTTGCACACGTCAACTGAAGGTATGTTGTCAGCATTCTTTGGTTCTATTGGTCAAAAGAAACACGGTGAGCCACTTCGCATGAATTGGAACAGCGTGGTTGGTGCAAAAGGTGTTTGTCGAGTAAACAAACGACAAGGTACTGGTCAATATGCAGACCGTGAATATGACAACGTTAAAGCAATGATTTACGCAGATGAAGTTGATTGGACTAAAGTATTGAACGCGAACGTGCAAGATCAACCACAACAGCCTACATATCAACAACCAATGCAACCAACAGCACCTCAACAATACCCACAACAACCACAAGCGCCTCAACAAGCTGCAGGATTCCAAGCTGGGCAATTTTAAGAGGTAGCTAATGAAACTTAGAAAATATCAAGAAGAAGCCCGCGAAGCTGTTCAGCAAGAGTGGGAAGAGGGTAGAAAACGCACATTGCTCGTTCTTCCTACTGGGTGTGGTAAGACTATCGTATTTTCTAAGATTATCGAAGACCGTGTGAGAAAGGGCGAGCGGGTGCTCGTCCTGGCACATAGGTCAGAACTCTTAGAACAAGCTAGCGATAAATTAAAAACCGCTACAGGCTTAGGAACAGCACTAGAGAAAGCAGAGAGCACATCAATTGGTTCATGGTTCCGTGTTGTTGTTGGTTCGGTCCAAACAATGCAACGTGAGAAACGGCTTAGCCAATTCCCACCAGATTATTTTGACACGATTGTGATTGATGAAGCACATCACGCTATATCAGATGGTTACCAACGAGTATTGCAACATTTTGAATCGGCTAACGTGTTAGGCGTTACAGCAACCCCAGACAGAGGAGATAAAAAGAATTTAGGTAAGTTCTTTGACAGTCTTGCTTATGAATATTCAATTGTAGATGCAATCAAATCTGGTTATTTATCAAAGATTACAGCAGTTACTATACCGCTGACATTGGACTTATCAAGTGTCAGTCAACAAGCTGGTGATTTTAAGGCTAGTGAAGTTGGAACAGCGTTAGACCCATATCTAGAACAAATCGCAGATGAGATGGTTAAACAATGTGCAGACCGTAAAACAGTTGTGTTTTTACCACTTGTTAAAACGTCTAAGAAATTCCGTGAAATCTTAAACAAGAAAGGATTTAAAGCTGCTGAAGTTAATGGTGAGTCAGAAGACCGTGCAGAGGTCTTAGAGGATTTTGATAAAGGCAAATACAATGTTCTTTGCAATTCCATGCTACTAACTGAAGGCTGGGACTGCCCAAGTGTGGACTGTGTGGTGGTATTAAGACCGACTAAAGTCAGGGCGCTGTACAGTCAAATGGTTGGACGTGGAACGCGTTTAGCTGAAGGAAAAGATAATTTATTGATTTTAGATTTTCTTTGGCACACCGAACGTCACGAGCTGTGCAGACCAGCGCATTTAATCACAGATAGTCCTGAAGTGGCTAAGAAGATGGTCGAAAACATGGCTGAGCAGACTAACCAACAATTTGAATTGCTGGAAGCTGAAGAAACAGCTAGCAAGGACGTTGTGGCTGAACGTGAAGAAGCACTTGCTAAGCAGTTGTCAGAAATGCGTAAGCGCAAACGTCGACTAGTTGACCCGTTGCAATTTGAAATGTCTATCCAAGCTGAAGACTTAGCAGACTACGTGCCAGCCTTTGGAATTGAGATGACACCACCAACAGACAAGCAGTTAAAAGCATTAGAGAAGTTTGGTATCTTTACGGATGACATTGGTAACTTTGGCAAGGCTAGCAAATTGTTAGACAGACTTAAGAAACGTCAAACAGAAGGCCTTACAACACCTAAACAAATTCGATTATTAGAACGCTACGGTTTTAAGAATGTTGGTATGTGGACATTTGACGGCGCAAGTAATCTAATCAATCGCATTGCAGCTAATGGTTGGCGTGTTCCTCGTGGTATTCGACCAGCGGAATTTAAACCAGAATAAGAAAGGATAAACATGGCAGAGAGAGATTTTGACCTGCTACCATTGCTGGATTATATCAATCCTGCCATGGTGGATTACAGTACATGGTGTCAAATCGGTATGGCCTTAAAGCACGAAGGCTATACGGCAATGGACTGGGATAATTGGTCACAAGCTGATACACGTTACAAAAAAGGTGAATGCTTCAAGAAATGGACAACCTTCAACGAAGAAGCAGGTAGTGTTGTAACAGGAGCCACAATCACACAATTAGCAAAAGATAATGGCTGGCAACCTGCTTCAAATGGACGTGGTGATTCTCACGAATTAGATTGGGAAGATACGATTGATCGTGATTATCAAATCGTAGATAAAAACTGGATCGAATCCAAGGAAATCAGAGAACCATTAAATTGGCAACCTGCACAAGATTTAATCAAGTATCTTGAAACGCTGTTTGATTCAACGGATTTAGTTGGCTACGTAACAGCAACTTATCCAATTGAAACAGACAATGGCACGATTTATAAACCAACACAAGGAAATTTTGACAGGACAGCTGGTGAACTTATCCAGTTGCTGCAAAAGACGCCTGATGACATTGGTGCTGTCTTTGGAGATTACAACGAAGAAGCAGGTGCATGGATTCGATTCAATCCGTTAGACGGTAAAGGTGTAAAAAATGACAATGTCACTGAATATCGTTATGCCTTAGTTGAATCTGATACGCTCGATATTGGCAAACAATATGCACTGTTTAAAGAGTTAGAGTTACCAATTGCAACGCTTGTCCATTCTGGTAAGAAATCATTGCACGCAGTCGTGAAAGTAGATGCGCGTGATTATCAAGAGTACAGGAAACGTGTTGATTACATCTATCAAATCTGTAAGAAGAATGGGCTTGATATTGATACGCAGAACCGCAATCCTAGCCGTCTATCACGCATGCCTGGTGTCACACGTAACGGACGTAAACAGTTTTTGATTGATACTAACATTGGTAAGGCAAATTACGAAGAGTGGTATCAATGGGTTGAAGACTTAAACGATGACTTACCAGACCCTGAAGGACTGTTAGACAGCTGGGACGACATGCCAGAACTAGCACCTGAGCTTATTCATGGGATTTTGCGCCAGGGCCACAAGATGCTAATCGCTGGTCCATCTAAGGCTGGTAAGTCGTTTGCATTGATTGAACTATCCATTGCCATCGCTGAAGGTGCTAAATGGCTTGGTTGGCAGTGTGAACAAGGACGTGTCTTATATGTCAATCTGGAATTAGATAGACCATCAGCGCTGCACCGTTTCAAAGATGTGTACGCAGCTATGGGAATTCCAGCAAACAATCTTCAAAATATTGATGTTTGGAACTTGCGTGGTAAGACTGTCCCAATGGACAAGTTAGCGCCTAAACTGATCAGACGGTCGCTTAAAAAGAACTATCAAGCGGTCATCATTGACCCTATCTATAAAGTGTTGACTGGTGATGAAAACAGTGCGGACCAAATGGCACACTTTACAAACCAGTTCGATAAAGTTGCTACTGAATTAGGCTGTTCAGTCATCTACTGTCACCACCACAGTAAAGGTGCACAGGGTGGTAAGAAATCAATGGACCGTGCGAGTGGTTCAGGAGTGTTTGCTCGTGACCCTGATGCACTTATTGACTTGGTAGAACTTGATTTGACTGAAACTATCATCAAACAACGTACTGATGAGGCAAAATGTGAAGTGTTCAAACGTGCTATCAAAGAACGTAACTTGGATTACTACCAGCACGAAATCACGCTTGATGATATGCATAGCGTTGCAGAAATGAGCAAACATTTTGATAAAGCGTTAGACGATATCATGGTTAGAAAACCATATCTACATGAGATTCAGCAAGTTGAACATTCAATCAATATTGCAACAGCATGGCGTGTTGAAGGGACACTTCGTGAATTTGCAAAATTCCCACCAGTCAATATGTGGTTCAGCTATCCAGTTCACAGTGTGGATACAACAGGCGTGCTTGCAGATATTCAGTTGGAAGATAGTAAGCCTGCATGGCAAAAAGCTAAGGATAGTAGAAAGTCTAAAAAAGAAAAACTCAAAGAGCGACAAGAAAAATTAGAAACGGCTTATAGTGTATTATCTGATGGTTCGACTCCAGTAACTCAAAAAGAATTAGCTGAGTATTTGGACACTACAGAGAGAACTGTGCTGAATTATGTAAAAGAACATGAAGGGTTTATTGCTCAAAAAGGAATAATTTATCAAGTTGCTAAGGTAGAAAAAAACGAAAAATAACGTTTTTTTCAAAAACTGCATTTTACGAAAGAAAGAAAAAAACATGTTGAAAACAACGTGAAAGAGTATGTTATTTTCGTTTCTTGGTACGAAAAATAACGTTTTTTTCAAAAATTTCTTACTAGGAAAAAAACGAGAAAAAACATGTTATTTTCCGGAAGAAAACAAGTTATAACTCTTCCAGAGTTATTAAAAGTGTTTTTCCTTCGTCAAAAGTCAAAGAGAAAAGGAAAAGGGGCTGTAAGCTCTGCCCCTTTATCCTTTGTCTCATCTTTGACAAAGCGCGTGAAAAACAACTGTAAATCAAAATGGAAAAATGAGGTGTAAAAATGATTACAACACAAACAACACTTGCAGAAGTTTTTAAAATAATGGCAAATAGTAATGCAGATACTATCAATATTGATTTTGACGTTGATGATGTTCCTGTACGTTTGAAAATTAAATTAACAGTGCGTGGTTATGAAGCGGAGTGGAAAGAATGATTAAACTAAAAGACCTTCTTAGGGTAATGTACGTTGTTAATCACCCAAAAGCAATAAAAGTAGCTTACAAGGGCGAAAGTTTTTTAGTGGGATACGATGACATAAATTTTTTAATGGATAAACAAGTTAGGGCTATTGAAATTCTATACTCAGTTATTTTTATTAGGTTAAAGGAGGAACAATATGGAAGCATATAAACAACGAATGGTAAATGAATATAATGAATTGAAAGAACGCACTGAGAAACTTGGAAGTATGCTACTCAAGTATAGTAAAGGTGATTTGGAGTTTGAACCAACATGCCCTATTGAATTATTACAAGACCAGTATATTATAATGGGTGATTACCTACATGTTTTAGAAAAACGTGCTGTGTTTGAGGGTGTGCCACTTAATGATTGAATTTTTTATCCCAATGAAAAAAATTCCAACAGTCACCCACCAGCAAAAGAAAGTCCGTGTTGTTCATGGTAAGCCACAATTCTATGAGCCAGAGGAGCTAAAAGAAACACGAGTAATGTTTATGGAGTTGTTAGTACCATATGCACCAAAAGAACCAATGGATGGTCCGTTGAGACTGACCACTAAATGGTTGTTTCCAAAAATAAAAGGAACAACTAACGGTCAATACAAGCATACGAAACCAGACACGGATAATCTTGTTAAGCTGTTGAAGGATTGCATGGAAAGAACAGGATTCTATGTGAATGATTCGCGCGTAGCTAGTGAAGTGATTGAGAAATTTTGGGCTGACACAGTAGGAATTTATGTGAGGTTAGAAAACTTATGAGTAGTAAGGGTGGAAATAAGTTAAAAGCAAAACATTGTGTTGGATTTTATGAATGTCACACAGAAAATGCTTTGGAAGTGTTAGATGATTTTATCGAATGGACTCACAAGAAACATCTCAAAAACTATATTGAGATTGGTAAGATGTTGAACGTTTCTCCAAACAAGGCAAATAGATTGCTACATCGAGAAGTCTTGCCAGAAGATAAACACATCGTCAAGAAAATGAAAGAGGTCATGAGTCGTGGCGTTAGTTAAAATATACAGATTTGAGGATTCTAAAACAGGTGAAACTTTTGAAGGCACGCGTGACGAGTATGCGTTTCACTTAGGTGTGACAAGACCTGCTGTTGATTCTCGTATTCACACAGGACGTGCTAGTGCTACTGTAGTGGGTAAGAAAGAAAATGGTGCAGGCAATGTCAGAAATGTGTTTACTGAAGTTGCAACAGGTAGAGAATTCTTTGGCTACTACAAAGAGGCAACAGAATATTTTGACATTCCTTATGTTAGGTTGAAAAAATACATTGCTGAAGGGATTATCACTGTTGAATCACCTGCTAAGGCAGTTAGAAAGCCAAGAGATAGCTGGGATGTTGTTTCCGATAAAAAAACAAAACAGAAACGTCGCTTACAGTGTCTACTGAAAAGTTTTGCTGTTTGAAAGGAGTTGCTAAACATGAAGATTGATTATATTGATTTCTTTCAAACAGAAGTTCCTAATTGGATGAAAGCTAGTAATCAAAAGTCACAAGAACTTGGTTTTGGAACGATTGAATACTGGGAATGGGCGAATCAATCTATTGTGGCAATTTGCGAAAAATACGGAAATGATGAATTAGTAAATGGTCAGTTTCAGCTTATCTGGGAATGGTTAGATAAGCAAGCGAAAGGAGTAAGTCATGTATGAAGTAGTGTTGTATTTTGACAATATGGTTGATGAGACGTACCGCTTTGACACCTACAAAGAAGCACTTGAAAAAGTGAATAATCTCAAATGGCAGTATCGTACCAAACGCTTATACAGCTTTAAAGTGAGAAAGGTTGAGAGATGAAAAATGATGTTTTAGTGATTGGATTAATTGTCGTGCTTGCGGCGTTTATGTGTATTGCTGTTGGCTATGACATTGGTAAACGTGAAGGTAAGTCCGAAATGACAGAGTTAAAAACAGAGCTTAGACAAGCTAAGGCGCAAATTAAACTCTTGGAAGAAAATCAAGTGATTGTGTATTACGCTGATAGCTACGGTGGTAACCCATAACGGTATCAGGTCGGTTCGATTCCGACCATGGGTATAACCCGAAAATAATTTTTCATATTGGAGGTGGTTAAAGCACTCCTTCTTACACGCTTTGAACTACCATTCAAAAATTAGTACGATTAGTTAGCTTTTCGGGTGGTTAACTGTCAAATAGGCTGAAATAAATTTTTAGAAATGAGGAACTCCTTTTTTAACAATAACTCAATCTAAAGCGAATCATCAGCCGTTCGTGATTATACAAGGCACAATCATGGTAATTCATATTTGAGTCGTGTGTCTGCTCAAAATCATTAAAAAGAAAGGAGCTATCTTTTAAGGATTATGCAAAAAAGGCCCGCTTTCGCAGACCCTTGGTAAATGATATTAATGCTTACATTTATTATATCATAAAGGAGATGTAAAAGTGGGGAAGTTAAGTAATTCACAATTAAAAGCACTTGATGAGCTATTGTTTGATTATGTGAGCATTGACCATAAGATTGCAGTACGTAAGCTAGAAATTAGTGACGTTCCAAATACAGATGAAAACGTAGGTGGTGGACGTACAAACATCGTATCTAAACCAACTGAAAACTTAGTTGCTAAATGGGATAGCGACCAGCGCCTAAATAGTCTGTACGCTCAAAAACACGCTGTTGAGAGCACGTTAAGCACGTTAGATGAAGACATGACCCAAATCTTTTGGCTACGTTGGTCTCGCGGCAGTGTTAATACATGGGAAGAAATTGCTGATAAAATGGCATATGACCGAAGTACAATTTATCGCAGACGTCAACGAATTTTAGAAATTTTTGCTGATTTTTATGGTTTTTGTTAAATTTGCGACTTTTGGTGCTATTTGTCGCACGATTAAAACGTTATTATGGTATCATCAAGATTTAAAGGTAAGGACGAGGATTATTGAGGGTCTTTCTCGTCCTTATTTTTGTTGGGCCGCAACAGGTCAGGTCACAATGGCTAGAGTTGAAAATAAATGGTGAAGGATTAAACATCTTGTGACAGATGCCTAAAAACGATACACAATGCAGGTTGAGTGTATCATGCTTGTTTGTGCAACCTTTTGGACAAGTGGTAGGAACATAGCTCAGATGGTAGAGCAACTGACTTTTAATCAGAGGGTCACTGGTTCGAGCCCAGTTGTTCCTGTTATGGTCACACGTTTGTGTGGCTTTTTATTTTAGATTGGAGGTGATGGAAAATCACTAAATTAACTTTAAAACAACAACGTTTTGCAGATGAGTACATCATCTCTGGAAATGCTTATCAATCGGCTATAGCCGCTGGTTATTCAGAAAATTATGCTAAAGGAAATGTAGTAAAATTGTTGGAAAATGTGAGTGTGAAATCTTACATTGATGAAAAACTAGCAGAGTTGCAATCTCAAAAAGTAGCGGACCAACAAGAGGTCTTGGAATACTTGACGTCGGTCATGAGAGGTGAAAAGACTGAGCCGTTGCTTGTTTTAGACGGTGAGGGTACACAAAAAGTCATTAACGCTGTTCCACCAGTTCAAGCGCGTACTAAGGCAGCTGAGTTGCTTGGTAAGCGTTATAGGTTATTTACTGATAAAGTTGAATTAGACGCAACTGTTGAACAGGTGGTGTTTGAAGATGACATCAGTTAAACTTTCAAGTTTGATACCGCCTAAATTTCATAGCGTGTGGCGTGCTAGTCTCAATCAAAACATTTTACACGTTGTGTGCGAAGGCGGACGTGGTTCTGGTAAATCATCAGATGTGGCACATATCATTATTCAGCTTATTATGCGCTATGCAGTTAACGCTGTGTGTATTCGTAAGACAGATAATACACTTGAACAATCAGTCTATGAACAACTCAAATGGGCAATTAGTGAGCAGCAAGTGACACACTTGTTTAAGTTCAATAAATCACCATTACGCATTACATACTTGCTACGAGGGAATTATATTGTCTTTCGTGGTGCGCAGTATCCAGAACGTATCAAGTCACTGAAAGACAGTCAGTTTCCGTTTGCAATTGGTTGGATTGAAGAATTAGCTGAGTTTAAAACTGAAGATGAAGTTAAGACGATTACTAACTCACTTTTACGTGGTGAGCTTAGTAGTGGTCTTTTTTATAAGTTCTTTTACACATATAATCCGCCAAAACGAAAACAGTCATGGGTTAACAAGAAATATGGAACGCAGTTTCAACCAGCTAATACATTTGTTCATCATTCGACTTATCTTGATAATCCATACATCGCTAAGGAATTCATCGAAGAGGCTGAAGCTACAAAAGCTAGGGATGAGCGGCGTTATCGCTGGGAATATCTTGGTGAGGCAATCGGTTCTGGAGTTGTTCCGTTTGATAACTTACGTTTTGAAACAATACCAGATGATTTGATAACCAACTTTGATAATATCCGAAACGGTCTTGACTTTGGTTATGCTACTGACCCGCTGGCATTCGTTCGTTGGCATTATGACAAGAAACACAATGGCATTTACGCAATTGATGAATTCTATGGTCAGAAAATCAGCAACCGTCAGGCAGCTAATTGGATTAAATCGCGAGGTTATCAATCAGATCGTATCGGCGCAGATAGCGCTGAACCTAAGTCTATTGCTGAACTTCATGGTGATTTCAACCTACCTAATGTGTACGGTGTTAAAAAAGGTCCTGACTCGGTTGAATTTGGTGAACGTTGGCTTGATGATTTAGATTTCATTTGCATTGATCCAAAGCGTACACCGAACATTGCACGAGAATTTGAAAATATTGACTATCAAGTTGACCGTGACGGTAATCCTAAACCACGACTAGAGGATAAGGATAACCACACGATTGACGCAACAAGGTATGCATTTGCTGATGATATGAGAGCAAACAACAACACGAGAGAGAAAACGAAGAAAGCAAGTTATTTATTTTGAGGTAAAACATGGCAAAATTCTTATCTAAAACCAGGTTCAATCCACACAGTAACGACCAAATTATCATGCTGACGGAAGACTATGAAGCTATTTATTTTGCGTCTCAAAAATGGATTGAACAATTAAAACAATACATCAACACACATAAGTTACAGATTGCGCGTTTGGAAGAGCTTAAACGTTATTATCTAGGTGATAATAACATCAAATATCGTCCTGATAAAACAGATGAATTTGCGGCTGATAATCGTATTTCAAGTGACTTTGCTAAGTACATTACAGTGTTTGAACAAGGCTACATGCTTGGCAATCCTGTTAAGTATACAAACGAGGATAAAACACTGCAAGAATTGATTGATACATTTTCTGAACAGACAAACGAAGCTTATCATAATATCTTGATTAAGACTGACTTGTCTATTTATGGACGCGCTTACGAACTGCTAAATCCTGAAGAGGATGAAAACGACGGTGTTATTTTAAAACTGTATCATTTAGCACCTGAACAAACGTTTGTAATCTACGACGATACATACCAACAAAAATCGTTGTTGGGTGTCAACTATTACGAAGTCGATTATGGCGGTGGTCATCGTAAAACAGTAGTGCGCGTGTATTCTGATAGTACAATCTATACGTATATTGACGACAATCAAGACACGTTTGGCCTTCATCTAGTTGATGAAATAGAACATTATCTAAAAGGTGTTCCGATTAATGAATTCAAAAATAATGAGGACCGCACAGGTGCTTATGAATCGGTTCTTGATGATATTGACGCATACGACTTGTCACAATCCGAGCTAGCTAATTTCCAACAAAATAGTAATGACGCTATTTTACTAATCACTGGTAATCCTTATACTGGTTCGGATGATAACGATTATCTTGAAGATGGTAGTGTTAATCCTAACGGTCGTTTAGGTGTGGCACTTGGCTTTAAAAAAGCACAGATTGCCGTGCTTGATGACAATCCTAATCCTGGTGGTTCACAGCCAGATGCTAAATACTTGGTTAAGCAGTACGACTCAGCTGGTGCTGAGGCATACAAGCAACGTCTAGTTAACGATATTTTACGTTTCACATTCACGCCTGATATTCTTGACAATAACTTTAGCGGCATCCAGTCTGGTGAATCCATGAAATATAAGCTGATGGCGTCTGATAACTATCGCAGCAAGCAAGAACGCTTGTTCAAAAAAGGACTTATGCGACGTTTGCGTTTAGCGGTCAACATCTGGGAAGTTAAAGGCAATGAAGCAACGAATTATCAAGCTATCAATCAAACTGCTGTTATCTTCAGTCCTAATTTGCCACAAAATGATACTGAACTTGCAAATATTGCTAAGTCATTGTTTGGCGTGGTAAGTGATCAAACAGTTTACGAGTTGTTAGAACAGGTGACTGGGATTGATGCGGAAGATGAATTGAAACGTCTGAAAGCTGAAGAGCCACAAGAACCAGAGCCACGAATTGGCGAGGTGACTGCTGATGACCAAGAAGAAGCACAATGATTATTGGCATAAACGTAGTAATGACATTATGCGTTATGTTGATGGTACAGATATTGACATGTTTGCTAAATTGCAAAAGATTTACGCAGACGAGTCAGCGCAAATTCAACGTGATTTATTTGCGTTTGTAACGAAATATGCTGATGATAACAAAATGAGCTATTCTGACGCTCTACAACGCCTTAGAGGTGTCGACCTATCAGATTATCAAGCGAACGCTAAGAAGTATCGTGAGCAGGCCAAAAATAACCCAGATTTGCTAAAACGACTTAATGAACAATATGCTAGTTCAAAAGTAACACGATTCGACGCATTAAACCTTGAAATGACTTATAAAATTGGTGTTATGCAAGGCATTATTGAGAAGTCGTTTGAAAACTATCTGAAGTCAACTGCTAAGTATGCTTATAGGAAAGTGATGGGTGGTAATAGTGGCGCATTGAATGAACCAGCATTAAAAGAACTTATCAATACGCCTTTCAATGGTCGGAACTATTCGCAGCAAGTTTGGGGCAATACAGATGATTTAGCCAGAGATTTAAGAGACGTTCTGAAGCGTGGTTTTATTCGTGGTGATGATGCTCGTAGCATGGCTGGGGAACTTGCTAAGAAGTACAATGTAGCACGTTCGCGAGCGCAAACACTTATTAGGACTGATGGCACAGCGATTGTCAATCGTTCAGCTATCAAACGCTATGAAGAGTCTGGTTTGGAATTCTATCGCATATCTGTACAGATGGACAATAGGACATCACAGATTTGTAAGAGAATCCACAGTGAAGATAAGCGTTACAGAATTGATGAGTTTGAAACTGGTGTCACTGCACCGCCTTTCCACTATAATTGCCGTTCTGCTGTTATTCCTGATGAAGAGGAATTAGATGAACAATGGTTAAGAAAAATAGGAAAAACAACGTAATACTTTACGAAAAAAGCAAAGGATTAGAGTTAATCTAGGCGCTTTTTTTGTGTTTAAAAAGGAGAGATACATGGTTTCATTAGTTTGGCAATTTGTTGCCTTTTTAATTGGTATGATGGTGGTAGGGTGGCTGTTATTCATTATTGGAACGTTTTTTGTTGCATTGTTTGAAACAATCGCAAAATATATCAAAAAGTCGTAGGAATACAGCTTTTTATTTTGTCCAAAACTACTCATGACGTTAAAAGGTGAAGGTTATTAGTCTAACTACAGACTTAAAACGGAGGTAGCCAACATGGCAGAAGAAACTAACACTGAAGTAGTTGAAACGGAAACGGTCGACAATCCAGAAACTACCGAAGCAGACAAAACATTCACTCAAGCTGAGCTTAACCACATTGTACAAGAACGTGTTCAACGGGCCGTGGCTAATGCTGAAAAAGACGCTGAAGACAAAATTAAACAAGCACAGTCTGAAGGTGAACGTTTAGCAAAACTGACAAAAGATGAACGTGCTAAAGAGGAAGAGGCTAAGCGCTTAGCAGACCTTGAAGCTCGTGAAAAAGCAATCGCAGTCAAAGAACTGCGTATTGAAACACAAAGTCTTTTGGCAGATGAAGGTTTACCAATTGAATTCCTTGATGTGGTCATGGCAGATACGGCAGAAGCTGTCAAAGCCAACATTGCAAGTGTTCGAAAGGTATTTGATGAAGCTGTTGAAAAGCGTGTGAATGAGCGTCTAACGCAAGATAAACCACGTCGTGGAACAACGGCAGGTGCAATGACTAAAGCTGAAATTATGGCTGTTCAGGATGCAAGCAAGCGTCAGAAACTCATTGCAGAAAACTTAGAATTATTTAGGAAGGGCTAATTTATGGCTGAAGAAAAATTAACTGTTATGAACGATTTGGGCGAAATTAAAACAATTGATTTTGTTAACAAATTTAGTACTAACATTTCTGAACTCTTGAAACTACTCGGTGTGACACGCAAAGAACCGTTGTCAGCCGACATGAAAATTCGCACTTACAAATGGACAACTGATATTGACACAACCAATCCTGGCGAAGGTGAAACAATTCCACTTTCTAAAGTGACTCGTGCACTTAACAAAGAATATCAAGTTGAGTGGTTTAAAAAACGTCGAGCTGTTTCTGCTGAAGCTATTGCGCGTCATGGTGCTTCCTTGGCAATTGACCAAGCAGACCAACGTGTTATGCGCGAAATTCAAAACAATATCAAAACTGATTTCTTTACTTTCCTTAAAACAGAACCCACGAAAGTTAAAGGAACAGGCCTTCAAGGTGCATTAGCTCAATCTTGGGGTAAACTACAAACATTTTCAGAATTTGACGGTGCCCCAATTGTATCATTCGTAAGCTCACTTGACGTAGCTGACTATCTTGGCGATAAAGCGGTCGGTGCAGACGGTTCTAACGTCTTTGGGATGACATTACTTAAGAACTTTTTAGGCATGCAAAATGTCATTGTGTTGCCAAACGTGCCACAAGGGAAAGTTTACTCAACTGCAGTTGAAAACCTTGTACTTGCTTACCTTGATGTGAACAGCTCCGATTTAGGTGGAATGTTTGCCGATTATACTGACGAAACTGGTTTGATTGCTTCAGGTCGTGACCGTAGTCTTAATAACCTTACATATGAGTCAGTATTCTTCGGCGCTCTTAAATTATTCGCTGAAATCCCTAAAGGTGTTATTGAGGCTACAATCGAGGTACCAGCTGTTTCGACACCATCGGTAGGAGGATAACCTAGATTATGGACAAAGCGTTGATTTTAGAGGAAGTTAAATTATTTAAAGGAATTTCTGATAAAGATACAACGCAGGATAAGTTGATTGAACTAGCAATTAATGAAAGTGTTGACCGTGTTCTGGCTAAGCTCAATGAATTTAGCGAAGGCGAGTTAACAGAAGTTCCAAATCGTTTAACTTTCATCATTCGAGATGTAGCTATTAAACGCTACAATCGTTTGAATTCAGAGGGCGCTAGTGCTGATAGCGAAGAAGGTCGTTCATTTAACTGGGATAAGTATTTAGATGAATACGAAACTACATTAAAAAGTGCTGCAGTTGGTCGAAATTATCAAGCGAAAGGGATTACTAGGTTTATATGATTTATAACAAACGTGTTATTTTAATCACTGAAACGACTGAAGCTGATTTTTTAGGTGATAAAGTCGTTAAGAAGCAGTCTGAACCAATCCCTTGCCAGGAAGATAATTTGACCAATGCAGAACAGATGGGCATCTTCGGGAAATACAATCTTGATAGCTTTAAATTGCACTTGCAAGGACACTATGATGGTTTTTCTGAAATTATCTATGATGGTAAAAAACGCAAAATACAGGGTAAAAAACATCACAAAAATTCGACGGTAATATACATTTGAGCATTAAATTCAAAGTTCGTGGTGTTGACCAGATGGTTAGATTGATTGCTAATAAAGGCAAAAAGGCGCGTATAGCTACTAATTGTGAATTAGATTTATCTAGCAAACGTATCGAACGCATGGCTAAGGTAAAGGCACCAGTTGATACTGGTGCACTGAAAAATTCAATTTTTTCAGCAAAAGCAGGCAATCTAACTTATAAAGTTACTGCACCGCAACATTATGCAATATATGTGGAAAAAGGAACCCGTAAAATGCGAGCACAACCGTACTTGAAACCAGCACTTGATGCTGAACGACCAAAATTAATCAGCAATTTACGCAAATTATACGAAAGATAGGTGATATATGACGACTTATTCACCATCAACTTTATTTTTAAAAGAACTACACGATAGATTGGAAGTGTTAGCTATTCCAATCTATTTTAAATTGCCCAATTCAGACGTTTTAGAGCCTTTTATCGTGATTGGGTCAAATTCATCGGATACTTCACGAACAGCGCAAACAGGGGCTGTTATTGAAGATATTACGGTAAATATTGACATCTTTTTAGATGGCTCAAGTAGGACTGATGCAGAAGAAATTAAATCTAAGGTTTTAAGAGCGTTAGGGCGTAGAAACGCAACAGCTAACATTATTCCAGATAACAGCATAGGACGTGAAGTATACCACGTCTCTATTACTGTATCTGATACTATTTATTAATTAAAGGAGAAGTTACTACATGACAGGACAAATTACAGTAACGACTGCTAAGCCGTTAGCAGGTAAAAAAGTCTTTTATTTCATTCAGTCTATTCATGCTGCACTTGGCAGCAATGCTATCTTACCAGCTTATCGTACAGACGGCAGTTTGACACTTGGTGCTGAATATTCAGACGAACAAACACAACAAGGGCTTTTACTTGATAAAACAAGTACCAGCCACGAAATTGAGTTGACGACTAAATTTGCACCGAAGGACCCATCAGTTGATGTACTTGAACAAGCAAATGACACTGGTGAATCAGTCAAAATTTGGCGTGTGCTTGTTGATGAAACATTGAAAACACAAGATGGTGAACCTAAAAAAGATTTTTATCCTGCCAAATTTGGCTATGCTAAGATTGGTGATATTGAATATAATGAAGGTATTGAAGATATTATCGAAACTAGCTACACAGCAAGTATTGTCGGTAAGCTGAAAAATGGTAAATTTCCATTGACTGCCGAAGAAATTGCTTTGCTTGATGAGGTTTATAACTATCAAAACCCAGGTGAAACAACTGGCGATTACGATAATATCAAAACAAGCAGATAACACGTCAAAGGTTGGATATTAAATCCAGCCTTTATTTTTTAGTTAGGAGATAACTCACTTTATGGAATTTAAAGTTAAAAATAAAATCATTGAAATTAAGTTTGATTACCGCACAATGTTCAAAGTTGACAAACAACTTGCCACTAAAAATAAAGACACTGGTGCAAGTAACAACGACGGTGTCGGTACATTGTTTAACAACATTCTAAATCGTAATGATGAGGGACTTGTTGATTTAATTCTTTTGTCAGCTAACAAAGCGTTTAGTAAAGCTATTTCAGAAGATGACGCTATCACAGCGATTGAAACCTGGCTAGTGGATAATGACGCTGATGACACGGAAAGCTTGTTTGAAGAAATTCAACAAGAAATGGTTGACTCTGGTTTTTTCAAGAACAAGATTTTGAAATATATCGAAAACTTGGAAACAGCAGTAGAATACATGAAAGCGCAAGAGGACAGCGAAGCGCTTCAAGTCGAAATTACCGAAAAACTTATTGGCAAGATGAAAAGTGCACTATCTTAACTGAATGTGCACGTCTTGGTTTAACAGACTTAGAAACAATCTACTCTTGCAACAAATGGGAACTTGACGCAATTTTAGAGGGGCTTCATTACAGACAGATTGATTTTCGCGAAAATCTATCAGAGCTTGCTATGGAAATGCGCTACACTATGAATGCTAAACGTGCTAGTGCAAATAAACTTAGCAAGAAAAAAGACAGAAATAAAGTTAAACAAGCCTTTCATGCAAATAACAATAAGCAAACGACTAATAGTAGTCTTGCTCTTGCTGAACGTCTGCAAAAAGTCAATGACCATTTCATGAACAGATAACACAGAAAGGGGGAGTTATATGGCAGAATTTGATGGCTCAATTTATGCCTATGTCGGTGCTGATATTGCTGATTATCAAGCGGCAATGAATAAGATTACAGCTGCAACACAGCGTGCTTTTGAGAAAGCACAGGATGCAGCTGTGAATAATTCTAATCGTTTAGTTCAACGTGTTGGTCAAATTATGGCACAGTTGGCAAACAATGGCGAATCACTTGGTAAACGTTTAGGAACAGCATTTAGCACAGGCTTAAATCTGTCTATTGGCGAAATTCAGCGTATAGCTTCATCAATTGGCGAAAAGATTCCTCAGCCCATAAAAAATGGGTTTAATACCGCTTTAACAGCTATACAGAGTGGTGTCAACTCAATAGCTAATAAAATCCCTCAGCCTATTCAAAACGCTTTTACAAAAGCAACTAGCTCAGTTTCTAGCTTTGCTACATCGGCGACTAGCAAGGTTAGCTCAGCATTTAACACGATTAGTTCAAAAGTAAGCAGTGCTTCAAATACAATCAGCAATTCTTTTGTTGGGAAAGTAGGAAGTAGTCTTACTAGCTTAAGTAGTAAAGCTGCAAGTGTTGCGACTAAAATGGCTAGTTCACTTGGTTCTGGCTTTTCGAATTTATCGAGCAGAGCGACTAATGCACTTAATGGTGTTAGTTCAAAAATGAGCGAGCTGGGAAGTAGCATTACTAAAACTACTTTGACAGTTACAGCTCTTGGTGCGGCATTTGCAGTTTTCCAAGGGTTTAAGGCTGCGGTTGTTGGTTCAGTTTCAAAAGCAGCAGAATTCGAAGAAAAAATGAGCAACATCAAGGCTCTTACTGGTGCTAGTTCTGAAACAATGAAGCAATTCAATGCTGCTGCTCAAAAAGCTGGTGCGGATACTGCATTTTCAGCCAGTGAAGCAGCAGACGCTATCGCTGAGTTGAGTAAAGCAGGGGTTGATACAGCCTCTATTTTAAATGGTGGTTTGACTGGTGCTCTTAACTTAGCCACTGCTGGTGAACTTAGTTTGACGGAAGCCGCGGAAGTGGCTTCAACAGCGCTTAACGCCTTTAAATCTGATAATTTAAGTGTTACCGATGCAGCTAACCAGTTAGCAGGTGCAGCGAATGCTTCAGCAACAGATGTCCACGAATTGAAATACGGACTTTCTGCCGTTGCAGCGGTTGCCTCTGGTGTTGGTATGTCATTTAATGACACAACTAACGCTCTTGCAGTCTTTGCACAAAACGGCCTTAAAGGCTCTGATGCAGGTACATCTCTTAAAACAATGCTTTTGAATTTGTCGCCACAAACTGATAAAGCGGCAGCTCAAATGCAACAATTGGGCATTATTACTGCTAATGGAGCCAATCAATTCTATACAGCAGAAGGTAAGCTTAAGTCATTTAGTGAAATCTCACAAATCTTACAAGATAGCTTGAAAGGTTTGACTGCTGAGCAACAACAGAACGCTCTTAAGACAATGTTTGGTACTGACGCCATTCGTGCTGCTAACATTGCTATGAAAGAGGGTGCTGCTGGAGCAGATGCCATGCAGGAAGCAATCAGTAAAGTTACTGCAGCAGATGTGGCTATTCAAAAACTTAACAACTTAAAAGGTGCTGTTGAATATTTAAGTGGTTCGTTTGAAACCTTGCAAATCCAAATCGGTAGTGCAATGCTTCCTGGTTTGCAAGGTGTGGTTAAGATTCTTGATAGAATGATTGACAGTTTTAGTAAAAGTAAGGTTGTCGACCAATTCGTCAAGAAAGTTCAAGACGTCTCACTTGCACTTTATCAAATTGCATTCGGTGCAGATGAGACTAAAAAGAAAATTGATGAAATGTTTTCTGGTGCAGATGCTGACGCTAAGAAACTAGAAACTAAAATTGAACCAATTGAACGTCTTAAAGCTGCAGCAATGAATGCAATGCCAGCAATCGCAGGCTTAGTCGGTTCGTTTGCATTCGGCCCTGCTATGAAACATTTAGGTAACCTTGGTAAGGTTATGGGCGGTCTTGCTGTTAAAGCTCAAACTTCTGGTTCTGTTATTGGCAATGCCTTTGGTGTAGCTTCAGCTGGTATGGCTAAATTAAGCGCTGGCAGTTCTGGAATGGCTAGTGCATTCAGTGGCGCGGCAAGTACAGGTTTATCTGCTATGTCTACTATGGCGAATGGTATTACATCAGTTGCTAGTATGGCGTTAGCGGTTATTGGTCCTGCAGCAATTCTCGGATTAGTTGTTGCTGGTCTTGGTTTGATTAATAGTCAATTTGGTGCACAGATTGACCAATTATTAGCTACAGTTACAACCAAGGGACCACAAATCATCATGAATCTGGTCAATGGTATTACAGGTGAAATTCCACTTTTGATTGCATCAGGTACAGAATTAATTGCTAAATTTGCTAATGCATTTACTGTGATGTTCCCAGTTTTAGTGCAAGCAGGTGTTCAATTAATCTCTAGTCTTGTTCAAGGCGTGGGAGCTAATGCTGGTAGTTTGATTGCGTCAGCTATTCAAGTGATTGGTACATTTGTTAGTTCGATTGCTAGTGCATTACCACAACTATTGTCTGTAGGTATGGACTTTATTGCAAATGTCGTCAATGGTTTGGTTCAAAATTTACCTTTGCTTTTACAATATGCGCAACAGATTGTTGATAATTTTGGTCAAAGTTTATCTGCTAACATGCCAAACATCATTTCTAAGGGTATTGAGATTATCACTAACTTAGTTCAGGGAATTATCCAGAATTTGCCAACAATCATTTCAATCGCTACGCAGGTTATTACTGGATTCATCACAGGCTTAGCTAGTTATTTACCACAAATTTTACAAGGTGGTATTCAAATCATTGTAATGTTGGTACAAGGTATTCTTCAGAACTTACCACAGATTGTACAGTCAGCTGTTCAAATCATTCAATCATTGATTCAAGGAATTACACAAAACTTACCACAAATTATTGCTGCAGGCATTCAACTTGTTGGTCAATTAGCAGTAACAATTATCCAAAATATCCCACAGATTCTTGCAGCAGGTGCTCAATTAATCATGGGGCTTGGTCAAGCAATGCTTGAAGCTATCCCTAACGCTTTGAAAGGTGTTTGGGACGGTATTAAAAACGGCTTTGGTTCGTTGTGGGACACAATCACTGGTAAAAGTTCTGAAACTACTGCGAAAGTTAGCAGCGATGTCACTCAAATGACTAATGCAATTGCTGCAGGAACAGGCCAAATGAGTGCACAGACTAGCGCTGACACAATGGCAACACTAAATAGTATTAGTCAGAATACTGGTCTTGCAAATTTGAATGCGACTAGCAACGCAACTCAAATGGCGTCAAACGTCAATGCGCAGACTGGTATCATGAGTGTTCAAGCACTTAATGATTCAATTGCTATGGCAAATGGTATTAATGCTGGTACAGCACAAGCAAGTACGAATGCAACAACTAATGCTCAAAATATGAAGAGTGAAGTTAACCGCATGAGTGGTGAAATGAGCTTCCAGACAATCAATGATGTTAATAATATGGCAAATGGCGTTGCTACCGGAATGACTACAGCAAGTACTAATGCAACAACTCAAGCGCAAGCTATGGCAAACGGTGTTAATACAGCCGCATCAAGCATGAACCTTGGTACTGTCAATCAAGCATTGAATTTATCAGCTGGTGTATCAAGTAATATGCAAAATGCACAAGCAAATGCAAACAATTCAGCAGCTGTTATGAATAGCGGTGTTAGTGCAAACATGGCATCAATGCAAGCTAACGCAAGTGGTTCAGCTAGTGGATTATCAAGCAATATCACATCTGAGCTTAATTCAGCCGCTTCATCTGCTAACTCAGCATCATCACAAATGGCGTCAAACATCACTAACAACTTCAATAAGGCTAAGTCATCTGCAACATCATCAATGAATGGCATTGCAAATGCAGTTAAAAGTGGTATGAACAAAGTGACTAGCAGTGTTCAATCTTCCGGAAATAAGATGAATTCTACATTTACTAATTCATTTAATAAAGCGAAAAGTGCTGCACAATCTGGTATGAATGGTGTCCGTTCAGCTGTTCAAAATGGTATGAATGGTGCTGTTGCAGTAGCAAGTAGCGCAGGTAGTCACATGGTATCAATCATGTATAGCACGGCTGGTGGTATGCAATCGGCTGGTTATTATGCTGGTGCTGGTTTTGCAAGTGGTCTTGCAGGCTCAGCAGGCTATATCTATGCTGTTGCAGCTGGAATCGCAGCACGAGTAACAGCAACAATTCGTAGAGCATTAGATATTCACTCACCATCTCGTGTGATGAAATCACTCGGTGGCTATACTGGCGAAGGCTTCGCTATTGGCATGTCTGACTGGATAGGTAGAATCAACGACATCAGCAAAGAGTATGCGTTAGCTGTTACAGACCAAAGCTGGGGTGTCAACGGCACTATGGCAATTGCTGGTAGTGTTAGCACATCTGGTCTATCATCTTCACTTGATAGCTTGTCAGACGAAGTGAAAAACAGTGAATTGTCACAATCAGTCTTTGATGTCCATAATGAATTGATTGGCGACAAGATTTATACAACAGTAAAAGAACGCGAAGCGAGAGAAGATACTAAAAATGATTATTTTAATTATTAGAAAGGTGAAATATGGATTTATTAATTACGAAAGGAACGGCATCAGTCAAGTTGTCTGACTACGGCTTTTATAATATTAATATTGACGACAACGCACCTGGAATCTCTCTTGATAAGCGTTCTGTCACTGGTCGTAATGGTACAGTATTTGGTGGTGCAACATTTAATGCTAAAGTCATTAAAGTGACTGGACGTGTAGCTGTTACGAATGTCCAAGAGTTCTTGAGTCTAAAAGATGATGTATTTGGCTTGTTACTAGATAACGAGCCTTTTTATATCACTAAAATGTACCCAACCAATTCTGATTTTTACAATTATCAAGTCCCGGGTCAAACGGCTGGGGATTTAGATTTTGTAAATCAACCACACACGGCTTGGCATTATCGTTGGAAAGTCACTGCAGAAGGCGAAGCTGATTTCACTTTTGTTGGCAATTATGGTCAAGGATTAAAATATGATTTTTCAATTAGTTTTATTACTGCTGAATTGCCATATGGTGAAACAATGCCGAAGACAGTAACGCTAGCTAACAACCAGATTGCTTATGCTGGAACTGCTAAGTTATCGCAGTTAGAAGTTCCGTTTGTCGTTGAATTAACAGCAACAGGTAATCAATCAAACTTTTATCTTGAAATTGGAGATAATCGTTTTACTTACTCACAATCAGGCAATATTTCTGCAGGTGATATTTTTAAAATTTCTGGCATTGAAACAACAAAGAATTTAGAAAATGTTAATGCACGTACTAATTATGCGTACTTTGTTATTAAACCTAGTCCAACAAAAAAGGTTAGTTACAAAACTGACTTTAAGGGCACAATAAAAATTTTAAACTTTAAAGAACTATATAAATAGGAGGTGATAGTTTGATTACATTTTTAGATGAAAGAGATGTTGAGCATGGTGCACTTGCCACTATTAAAGTTACAAATGCTGTTAACGGTGAACGCTCACTGACTGGTGAAATTGAATCAGGCGATTATGTCCTAACAAATATCGAACGTGGCTGGCGTTTACGTTTTGATGATGAGTTTTATGTAGTAACTTACGCAAAGCCAATTGATGATGGTAAAGGTACGCATGTTACTTTTGACGCTGTTCATCAATTTTTTTGGGACTTTGATAAGTCATCAGTGCATGAACAATTAAATGATGGTTCGCATACGTTCTTGACTTACCTTGATTTCATATTCACTGGCAGTGATTACACGTATACAATTGACCCTCTATTGAAGGTCTATGCTTTTGAAAAACAATCATTTGGTTATAAGAGCCGTCTAAAATTATTTAACGATATCATCACTTCATCAGGTGTTGAATTTCAAGTAAATGGCAAAGTTGTCAGAATCCTAGAAAAAACAGGAACAGACTTATCTACAGTCGTTCGTAAGAATTTCAACATGAATGAGCTCGGCATTGAAAAGCATATTGGTGATTTTGTCACTTACCAAAAAGGTTTCGGTGCGTGGGCTGATGAAAATGACCACTCAAAGGGGCGTTTAGTTACTGAATACACTAGTCCATTGGCTAGCGTATACGGAAAACTTGAAGCTGAACCTTTAGTTGATGAACGTTATACACAAGCAGACAACATGGTTGCTGCTTTGAAAGCTAACGTTGATAATTCTTACAGCATCTCGATTACTCTTGACATGGAAGATTTAACTCGTGCTGGTTATGACTATACACAACCTAGAGCAGGTGATTACATCATGGCTATCAATGAAACATTAGATTTTCAAGAAAAAATTAGGATTGTTTCATTTACTAGTGAATATGATGTATCTGGTCAGTTGGTTAAACATGAAGTGACTTGTAATGACATTGGTGTAGTCAAGAAATTATCAGCAAGTTACAACTTAACTAAAGAACAAGCTCAAAATGCGTCGGATTCAGTCGGTAAAGCTGTAGAAATGGCTAATAAAGCGCTAGTTTCTGCAGATGGTAAAAGTACTGTTTATTTTGGTAATGAATTTCCAAAAAATGAGCCAAAAGGTACATTACATAAAGGTGACTCACTTTATTTGACAGTCGGCGACACAACGAAAATGTATTACTGGACTGGAGCAGATTGGGAAGAGCTACCTATTGTTAATGATGTTGAAGCATTCAAAGAACAGATTGCTGATGAACTAAAAGACGTTCCAAATCGTGAAGAATTCGAAGCGACTATTACAGAAAAACTTGCTACTTCAAAAGCTGAAATTAAAACACAGATTGACACAGCTAAAACACAGGCAGAATCAAATGCTAAAGCCTACGCTGATGAAATCAACCAGGCAACAGCAGAAGTCGCAGAACAAGCGAATACAGCTGCCAACAGTTTAAAATCTGACTTAGCCAAAGTCAAAACTGATTTGACTACCACAACGTCAACTGCAAATGCTGCTAAGACGTCAGCGAGTGAAGCTAAACAACAACTCACTACTGTAGCTAACGATTTGTCTAAAGCCAAAACAGACTTGCAAAACGCAGTTAGCGCGGTTGACACAAAAGCTACGAATTTGCAGAGTGATGTATCAAATCTCAATACAAGTTTGTCTAACACAGCTAAAGCGTTGCAGACACAAGGCACGACATTAGCCAAACAAGCTAAAGAGTTACAGACACAAGCTAGTCAGTTAACGGAGCAAGCAAAAGCGCAAGAGACGTTAACTACACGAGTAGAAAATGTTGAGACTACTGCTAACGGCACTAAGACGACAGTCAGCGAATTAAGTAAAACAGTTACTCAAAATGGCAAAGACATCACAAGTGTGTCGAACCGTACTAAGACGGTTGAAACTAGTTTAACTAGCGCTAAAACGTCAATTAGTGAACTACAAACAAGTGTATCAACAGCTCAAACTGATTTAACGAATCTGACTAAGCGAACTAAGACTGTTGAAGATGGCTTGACAGGAACTAAAACTAATCTTAGTGAGTTAACACAAACTGTTTCAAGTGACGGTAGGACGATTGCTAGTCTAACCAGTCGAACTAAAACGGTAGAGGACAGCGTAAGTGGTCTTAAGACTACGATGTCAAGCGTGCAGAAAGATTTAACTGCTGTTACAACTCGCACTAAAACAGTTGAAGATGATTTGTCAGGAACTAAAACAACATTATCACAAGTACAGACAACAGCTAACAGTGCTAGTCAGAAAACAGCAACGTTGGAAACTGGTTTGAATGGGTTGACAGCGAGATTTGATAATTTAAAAATTGGTGCAGTTAACTTATTACACAATTCAAAAGGTCCATTCCAACCAAAAGGTAGCAGGATTGATAATTATGTTACGTACTCAAATGCTTGGATAAACATGGAAAAAGGTAAAGAGTACACTTTATCGGCAAAAGGGACGGCGCCCTTTACTTCCAAACACGCAACAGATCAAGAAAAAAACGAGATATGCTTATGGCTTGTTAAGCATGACGAAAATATTAATGTTGACCGAATTATTTCAAATGCAACGACAGGAACAGCCGGAACTAAATTCACTTGGAACGACCCTTCTGGTAAATACCGTTTGCGTGTCAACACGTACAAAGTCGACAATTCGAATTATGCCGAAGAGGTTCAAATTGAAGAAGGAAATCTGCGTAGCACGTATTCTCAAAACGAATCTGACATCGAATCTAAAGTAGCCGAATACAAACAGAACGCAGACCAAAATTATGCAAGTTTGCAAACGACCGTCCAAAATCTGGACGGAACAGTGCAGCAGAACAAGACTGTCGCAGACCAAACAGCGCAAGGGTTTAAGACACGCATTGAATCACTTGAAACGTACAAGAGCGGTGAATCAACACGAGCTAATCAATACTTTGAGAGCGCTAAGACTGAAACAGCTCGTCAATTGACTGCTGAACGTACAGCGATTGCTAAGGACTACGTTGCTAAGTCAACATATACTAGTGATGTGACTGGCATTCGTAATGACTTAACAGCAACGACTGCGACTGCAAACACGACTAAAACAAATCTTGCTAACTATCAAGCTAGCAATGATAAACTAGTCGCTAATCTACAAAGTAATTTGCAAACGACAAATGGCAATATTAGCAGTTTGAAGACGAAAGTTGAAGCAGTACCTGGTCAAATCACAAGCGCTGTGACTGCTGTTGAGGGGAAGATACCGACGGAAGTTGGTGGGACTAACCTTATCAATGATTATCTGTTTGAACGAGGGATTTGGTACTACGACACAGTAAGTAGTAACGACCGCACCTATCAAATTTTGGGCGATGGAGTGGTTCAGCTTACGACGTCTGTCAGCGGTTGGCATCATTGGCAAGTGTCAAGTGCCAAAGCTAATGCTTTAAATAATATTGAAACTGGCAATTACACATTGAGCTTCTATGCGCGTTCAACAAGCGGTAATATGTCAATTTGGTGCTCTGTTCGTGCCAACCAGACGGCTGGCACTAATCCAGATTACTTGAAAAAAGAATTTACTATCACGAGCGAATGGAAACGGTATGTTGTTTCTGGCAATATCACCAAAAATGCTGATATACACAGCTATTGGCGAGTGATTTTGGCGACTAATGATATTGGCACAGTGCAATTTAAACTACCAAAACTTGAAGCTGGTAGCGTTGTAAGTGCACCCTCACCAGCGCCAGAAGACTACGACAGCAAGCTAGCCAGTGCGCAGTCCGAAATCAAACAGACAACTGATGCAATCAAAGCCAGCGTATCTTCGTTGGATAAATCAACAGTTAAGAGCGCTAGCTTGACTATTAATACAGACGGAATTGTTATGAAAGCTGGTAAGTCAACAACTGATGTTGCGAATGCGATTGGTTCTTATTTTGCTGTTAATCAGAACGCTATTAATCTGTTTTCTGACAAGATTAACGTCAAAGCGAATATGATTGTTGATGGTTCCATCACAAGTACTAAGATAGCCAGCAAGTCAATCAACACGGCACATCTAAACGGTAAAATCATTACTGCTGACGTGATAGCCACAGGAGCGATTACAGCAAATGCCATTAAAGCAGGAGCGGTAACTACCGACAAGATGACAGCGAACAGTATCAATGGCGACCGTATCACAGCTGGCACATTAGATGCAGCCAAAATCAAAGCTGGTAGCATTACAGCTAGTCAAATTGCAAGTGGCACAATTACCAGCGCACAAATCAAAACAGGAACAATTAGTGCAGCGAATGTCGCCGCAGGTGCGATTACCACAGATAAAATAGCTGCTAATTCTATTAATTCAAGCAAAATTGTATCAAGTGGTATTACAGCGAACGTTATCAAAGGCGGTAAATTACAATCACTATCTAACGCAACTAATTTTGAACTTGACACTGGTAAGCTTTTTTACAATAACAACAACACTGGTGTTTTTCGTGTTCAAGCAAACGCTAGTACAATGGGACTTAAATTTTCAAATACTAGTATCACAGTTAGTGGAACTAGCCGAATCTTGTCGCGAGTTATTTTAGGCGGTGACCGTCGTGAAACTTCACTAGATGACGGAAAGTGGGACCAAGGTGGGTTTACTGGTATTGTGGCTGAAACAATCAACGGTGTTGATTCTAACGCTCACAGTCAAGCTGATACTTTACGTGTGATTGGAGATAATATTTATTTCACCCACAGTTACAACTACGACGCTCAGACAAAAACAAGTGCACAAGGTTGGAAGATGGAAACGTTCAGCCCTTTTTCAAGTTATGCAGGAAATGTCGTCTTGAAACCGTACGGTATTAATTATCGTCAATCAGACATCATCACTGGTGATGTTCGTTTAGATAACGGGGATGGCTCTGGTTATTGGGTGCGAGGATGTATAAGGACTTTAAGAAACTGTTTTCAACATTATCTCAACGGTGGAACAACATCAGGTGCTATGAATGCAATACGAGATTCTTTAAGAGAAATTTCAGGAGTTTAATATGGATAAAAATCAATTAATTATTAATGAATTACTACAAAAACTAGCCACTGCACAATATGAAGCAGTACAATTACGCGCTGAATTGATTGTGGCTAATCAACATAACAGCGAACTTGAAGATAAGTTGGCTACGTTGATGCCTAAAAATAACGAATTGAAAGGAGGTGATGAATAATGAGAGCATGGAACGTTGTCGGAAAATACCCAATTTACACTGATGGAAAAGTAACACACACAGAAATCACACTAGCTACTTTGTCAGGTAGTTACGGCACATTTACTGAACGCATTGCAGGTGATCACACAGGTAAAACTAACGATGAACTTATTGAATTAGCTCGTGATGCATATTTCAAAACCGAATATGCTGATAAAGCTATGCCAGAGGCAGTACAAAAAGTTGATGCAATGTCTGCGACAGTCGAACAAGCTAGTGAAAAACTTGAACAGGTTGAAACTGCAATTTCAAACTTAAGCAACATGGTCACAACGGTAACTAAAGCAGTTGAAGAAGCTAAAGAAGAAACAGCTAAAAATGTTGCATTAGTTAAAAACGCAACTGACAGCATTACACAATTAATGGAAACATTATCTTTATTAGAAATGCCAACCGAAGACGTCGAAGAAGATGGAGGACAATCAAATGAAAATTAAATGGTCTGAAAAAGCAATTGATACTTTTGGTAGATTTTACGCAGGTCAAATTTCGATGGGGTGGCTTACACTTGATGAAGTCCCTGCGCAATTTAAGGAACGTACACAGTATTATGTTGACTTAGCTAACCAAGAGCAAGAAATGCAAGAACCTTAGAATCGAGGTTGTAAGATAGATATGTGGAAACCAGAATTTTTAAGCATGATTTTAAGTGCGTCAGTCTCAGTATTGACGCTCTTTACTTTTTTTCAATCTCGCATGACTAATAGCGAACGTCGCACTACAATTCTTGAAGAAAATGCAAAACAGCGTGATAAAGAACTAGTTGAAATTAAAAAACGTTTAGATAATCACGACAAACAGAATGAAGCACTTATTCGACTAACTACCGAAATTACCAATCTGAGTGAAAAAGTCGAAAAAATCGATACTAAATTGGAGGAATTATCATGATTAATTGGAAATTACGTTTTAAAAACAAAGCTACACTTATTGCTATTGCTAGTACAGTGATTTTGTTAGCACAACAATTGGGCTTGAAACTACCAGATAACATTGAGGATGTTGTCAATACAGTTTTAACACTGCTTGTTTTGTTAGGAGTTGTTAACGATCCAACAACTGCAGGATTTAAAGATAGCGAAAAAGCTTTAACATACGATAAACCAAAGGAGGAAAATAAATGAATACAGATGTTTTAATCAACTGGTTTGAAAGTCGTCGAGGAAAACTCACTTATTCGATGTACGGAAGTCGAAATGGTTCAGACGGTACAGCGGACTGTTCAGGTTCAATCTCGCAAGCTTTGAAAGAAGCAGGTATTCCTATCAAAGGTCTACCATCAACTGTAACGCTTGGTACACAACTTGCTCAAAATGGCTTTATTCGTGTATCTCGCAATACTGACTGGACTGCTCGACGTGGTGATATCGTATTGATGTCATGGGGTGCAGATATGTCTACTTCAGGTGGTGCTGGCGGACACGTTGGTGTTATGGAAGACGCTAACACATTTATCTCAGTTGATTACTGGACTGGTGGTGCTGCTGGACAAGCTGTATCTTCTCACAACTGGGATCAATACTACAATGCTCAACGACCACGATACATTGAAGCATGGCGTTATAATGGTGCAGGTGGTAACCAACAACCTAATACTTCTGTATCTCAAACACCTACACGCAAACCAGATTCAAAAGCATATTATCTTGCAAATGATGTTGCGTTTGTTAATGGTATCTACCAAATCAAATGTGATTACCTTGCGCCAGTAGGCTTCGATTGGAATGACAACGGTGTCCCTGTTGGATTGGTAAACTGGGTTGATGAAAACGGTAATAACGTACGTGACGGAGCAGATAAAGACTTCAAACCAGGAATGTATTTCAGCTTTGAAATTGATGAAGCTCATATTGCAGACACTGGTGAAGGTGGTTACTATGGTGGTTACTACTGGCGTAAATTTGAATTCGGACAATTTGGTACTGTGTGGCTTTCTTGTCGAGACAAGGACGATTTAGTCAATTACTACAAGTAAATTTGATATAATTAAATAGCAGACACTTTAACATGCCCTCAGCTCTTGCTGGGGGCGTGTTTTGCGTTTATTGCTAAATGAATTATAAAATGATAGAATAATAAATGATTTTATTTTTTTGTTGACTTTTTAAAAACTCATAGATATAATAAAATTACAGGTAGGTAGTACGCTGTATACTTGTGTAACTGAATTAACGTTTAAGCGAAGTGGATTCTTCGTCAGTCACAAGGGGGTCGCTTTTATAAGGCGACCTTATTTTTTTGGAGTAATAAAGTGAATATTTTTGTATAT